TTTGTGTCTGGAATGTTCTTGAGTGGGTTTCTATCATGGTTCATAACAGAGTTCCAAGTATCATAAATGTATTTCATGTTGAATCCTATTTAATTGCCAATGCACCAACAAATGCATGATTTCTCCAGAAAGGTTGTACATCACTAAAACCAGCTTCATGTATCATGTTATTTATTTCATTCCAAGTATTAGGTTTCATCATATGTCTTAAAGTTCTTTCTTTATCTAAGATATCATCTGCATCAAATGATTTACTTTTGTAATCATAGTAATTAAATGTAATCATGTCTTGAACTAATGCATTTTCACAAATAGTTTTTTCTGCAAAGATAAATGCACCACCATCATTTAGTCCATCATAAATCTTTTCAATCACATTTAATCTATCTTTTTTTGACATAAACTGTAGTGTAAATATAGATGTAACTAAAGAACAGTTTGTAAACTCATAGTTACGAATATCATCTAATACAAAATCTACGTCATATAGTTTAAGTTCTTCTTTTCTATTCTCAAGGTCTTTAAAGAAACCCTCAGCAATTTCTATACCTACATATTTACCATGAGAACAATGGTCTTCATTGTGTTCAATCATAGCTTTAGTTAGTTTGCCAGTAGAACAACCAATGTCTACAATGTTAGTATCATTCTCAACAAAATATCTTGACATACTAATTACATCTTCTAGTAAGTTAGAATAACCACGAATGGATTTTTCTATGTGTTCATCAAAACCTTCTTCTCTATGTGCAAATGTAAAATCAGCCATTATCAATATCCTTATATAGTTTAATTACTTTATCATAAATAGAAGATGCAATCGCCTTCATCATTAAAGGTGGCACCATTCTACCAATTCGTTCTGCCTTTTGATTCCACTTACCAGTAAGTATAAAATCATCTGGTAAAGACATAATTCTTTTTAACTCACCCAATGTAAGTTTTCTAGGTTCTTTCCAATGAAAGGCACCAGCAGTTGTATCTGCACTACCCATTGCAGTTAGTGTAGGAGCTGGTGCATATTGTGATACTCTTTTAAGATTAAAGTGATGACCCTTTGGATGATAATCACCACCAGTAAGCACCTTTTCTGGGTCTACTGGCATAATACTACCAGTCTGTTTCCAATATGCAGTATTAGTAAACTTCTCTGTAAGATAGTCAACTTCATCTTTATCATACTGCAATCCTATCATTACATCTTTTACTGGAATAGTTTCTCTTGATTCTTCTGGAAATAAATTACCTATTGTCATAAAGTTTAGTCCAACCTTTTCAGCTATATCACTACGAACTGCAATAAAGATAACTCTTGTACGAGTTTGTGATACACCAAAGTATCTTGAATCTAAAACTTTTGAACATACTTCATAACCAATATCTTCAAACTTGTTTGTAATCTTGTTATAGTATTCTTTTGCTTCACCAACTGTTAAACCTTTTACATTTTCTGCAACGATAATCTTAGGTTTAATTTCGTCTGCAATTCGTAAGAACTCAAAGAATAAGTCTTCAATGTTTTCTACCATCTTACCATCAGAGTAGTTTTTAGATTGACCCCAGCCATCAGAGTGTTTACCACTTACTTTTTCCATAGTAACATTGCCATATAAGTCTATACGTTCTTCTTCGATTGAGTTATGTGATAATTTCCCAGCGACCGAGAATGCACTACATGGTGGAGAACCATCTAATATATCTACCTCACCAGCTTGCAAGCCTGCAGCTTCAAGAAAATCTTTACCATTAAGTTGTTTAATGTCATCTGGCAGAATATGTGTTTCTGGATAATTTTCTCTGTATGTCTTAACCCCTTCTTCTACGAACTCATTGACACAAAGAACTTTACCACCAGCTAGACGATAGCCTGTGGAAGAACCACCCCCACCAGCGAATGTTGATATTACAGTAAATTTATTTTGTGCTGATGCATCTTTTACGTCTTGTAGTTTATAAGGGTAATATGCCATTCTTTTCCTTTTCATACCAATCTCTTGAAACATCCATCATTCTTTTTCTTTCCTTGAAATTAATATTTGGATTATCCAATAATGTCTTAAACAATTTATCTACTCCACTACCTAAGTGTAAGTTTTGATGTTCTTTTATTATACCAAAGTTTTTTAGTTTTGTAAAGTCTTTTCTAACAATTTCTTTTTGTTTTGGTTTATTTAATTCTTGCCAATCTTTTTTCATTAAATAACTCTTTACCTTTTTATCAAGGTATGGAGTAATGTGTATCTTATTGTATTTAGCAACTACAAAATTATGCCATTTCAAACCAGCACACTCATTTTCTGAAAAGTAAGCTTCTCTAAATTCATTAAAGGTTAATTGTTTTTGATTATGTTCTTTACAATATTTTGTATAGTTATCCCACTTCTTATCATTAGAATATCTCATCATGGCTTTCTTTGACACACCGAAATATCCATCAGCACCCCAACCAGTTAATACATATTTTTCTTTTATCTCTGGATAAATATATAAAAAAGGGAACACACATTCAAAATGAGTTTTCTTTTTACAACCAAGTTTAACAAGCTTGTACCAATCGTCAACTAAATTTTCTGTAGGAACTTCTATAGTATTTAACTTCCAACCCATCATATCAGAAACAGTCTTTGCAGTTTGTGAATCATAAGATGGTTTATTTATCAGATGGAACGTATAAGGAATTACTTTTTTACCAACACCATGTGCAGACAGAGCCACTGATATAGAATCAACACCACCAGATAAAAGAACAGCTACTTCCTCATCTGGTGTATTGTCTTTGATATGATTCTGTAAGTATTTCTTAACCATGTATTTTATTTTGTTTTGGTCGCATACGTTTCATAACATCAAATGAAACATGACCTTTTTTGCCAAACTTATCAAATAAAGTTTTAATTTTATTTTTTATATTATTTTCCTTATCAGGCCATGCTTCTGCATATTTTTCAATACTATTTTTTCCATGCATAAAATCTATATGTAATGTTTTTCGTTTATTATTCTTATTAGTTAACCACCCAACTATAAAATCCCAACCAGTAAATGCACCACCAGCATATACTGTGGTAAGTATTTTAAGGTCGTGAGTTTTTGTTGTTCCATCTTTTTCATGTTTATCAATCATTCCATCTGTATATCTAATTAACTCCATATTATTTGGTAAAAGAGATTCAGTTTCTTTATTATAGAACCAATCTTTTAATTTTACACGAACTCTAGAATCCCATTCACTATCTAGGCAACCTAATTTCTTTGCAAGTTTTTTAACACTTTCATCAGTATGACTTTTTAATTTAAACTCTTTTATGTGTTCTTGACATTGAGTTATTATTTCAGAAAGGTTAGTTTTTTTGGTAGATATTGCAAGTTCATTTGCATTATCCCAAAGCAAAACATTTTTTATTGTATTTTCACTACATTTATTCCACGAATCTTCTGGCCATAAAACATATCCCAATGGAGTCATATAGTTTTTTAAACTCTTTCTAGTACAGGCTTCAATAGTGTGTGTGTTTCCACCTCTTTTATGTATTCCTGGGCCATAATAGTTTTCTAGTAAAATTGTATTTCTAATTTGTTTTAATATTTTACCTTTAGTGCCTTTAATATCTTTTTCAATATTACTGACATGAGTCCAATCAATGTCAGCACTTCTTGGTTGAGCTCGTTTCATTTTATACAAAGTGTGAACATCTGCTTTACCAGTTTTAAAATCACTATCTTTACCTTTATTGGTATTGTCAATGCTTTCTGTTATCTCATCTAAAAGTTTTGATTGATTGCCTAATGTTTTTTGTATTCCACCACTAGTATTACTTGCATTGAAAAATTTAGGATTTTCTTTAGCATCAACACCATCTAAAATATCTTCTTCTTCTATAAGAATTTTTGATTCAATATCACTTATTCTCAAACAAATAGTTCTGTGTTCATATTCTGATTCAGATTTCTCAAATACATCTTTATGCTTTTTTGGTGATCCCAGATAATCTCTATCCATAAAACCTTTAATTGTAGAATTTGTATTAGAACCAAAATATCTATCTTTACCATCTTCACGAGCTTGAGAAAACAGAGTTATGTAAAGGTATGAAGCATTTACCAACTCTCTATCTTGAGTCTCTAAATCCTCATTAAGATAAAGTCTGCCATTTACTTCTGGTAAATCTTTTATATCTTCCCAGCGCACATCTCTTATATAATCTATCAAATCAATCATTTATATTCCTTACGTTCATAATGTATTCATTATACACCTATTTAGCAGTTTTGTCAAGAGGTTTTTAAATTAAGTGGTGGGTTTCTGTTGCTAAGTACCCACCGAACT